TGCTCTCATGTACAAGCTCAAGTTAGGCGAAGCTGTACGTAAACGTGAGCGCATATAATCCCACGCAAAAGGACTAGACCACTGAGTAAGTTCGTCAAATGCTATGTAGTTAAATGCCTGACCTTGATACCGCATAACATCAGTATCTCTATCTAGATAAGACATCCAAAGCTTGCCACCTCTAGGTGTAGTCCATTGACTCTTACGTTCAGACCACTTGATCCCCGGAATAGCTTTAGGATAAAGTTCCTGACTTTTTTGTATAAGCTCACGCAACTCTTCTGTTGTGTGACGTACAAGTAACCCACTAAAGTCAGGGTCATTCAAACTACGTAAAGGATCAGCTAGAGTTGCGTAACTCTTACCACCACCTGCTGCCCCACCATACAAGACCTCACGTTCACTTGAAGCTAAGTACTGTGTCTGAGGGCCGGGATTAGGCTTAAATACTACGTTCTGTGCTACCTCTTCGTCATAAGGCGCTGATATTACTGTTGCAGGTACTGTTTCCTGTGCAGACTCAGCCTTACTCTTGGGTGTAGGTGTGGTAGCCGACCCTTTCTTTTTCAAGCGTTTCGTACTGCTGGATCGCTTTTTTGTACCTTTGGGCAAGCTTGCGCTTAATTTGAGCAACTGATTTACGTCTTCTTTCGACATCTATTCTCTTCTTTAATCCCATATGAGAAATGTATCTACCAGACTGGGTGGATAACCATGCAGATACTTCTCTATAACTATACTGCTTTATATGTTTCTTTGCAAGCTCTAATAGTTCTAGTTCTTTAACTATAGGAATCAACCAAGAATCGTCTTCAGGGTCTATCTCATAACCGAAGGGAACATATTGTTTAGTTAATCTAGGGATCTTTTCCCATTGTCTTTTCTTAAAGTCAGGCTTAGGTAACATCCAATAACCTAAGTCTTCCTTCTTAGTGTACTTAGCCATCGTCACTTTCTTTAGGCGGTAGAATAAACAGACCACCAGAGCTTTCTACAGAAACACGCTCTGTCTTAACAACACCAGCACGATCTAATACTTGACCTGCAGCTACCATCTTTTCCTTAATCCCTAACTGGGTAGGATCATCCAAAGCACTTGAATAAGCAAAAGCCGCTTTAGGACCCAAGCGAGACATATACGTTTTAGTTGCGTCAAATATCTCATCCTTTAAAGATTCAACAATCATACGAGTAGGAGTATTCTCACTGTAACCCGCTAACTTCTTAGCACGTACCACATCACCAGAAGCCTCTTCAAAGAGAACTTCCATAAATCTTTGTTGATTCTCTGTAAGTGTACGAGTCATGTTATCTTCCTATGCGGTTTTACTTTGGCTCTAACTTTCTTAGGCTGAGCCACAAACTGCTTACCCTTAGCAGTGCCTTTTCGTTTTGCTCGTGATGTAGAGGCATACTCAGAAGCACTAAGAGACTTAATAGCCTTCTCAGGTAAGTACCTTTCGCCTGTAGCCTTGGGACCTTGCGTCGATGGCTTACCACTTTTGGTCCTCCACTTCTGCTTAGTCCAAGACTTCAGGCTCTTCTGTGATTTAGATAAAGTCACTAGGTGTAACCTCCACCTTTGGCTTTGTACTGCTTAGCGACCATCTGAGCTTTCCGGGCGCTCCATTGTCCGGGCTTTCCACCCTTCCCGCCAGCTTTGACGGAAGCAACGAGGCGCTTACGCATACTAGGCTTAGTATAATTACCCGCTGCATTAACCGTAGACTTTTTGCCTGATTTCACCTCTACTGATCCCCATATCATGCAGTTCTTTGTCACTCAAATTCATGAGTATCCAATAGTCTGCTCTTCGTTGTTGATTTTCTTGGAACTTCTTTAAGATATTCTTAAACATAGCACTACTCCTTTTGTCTTGTGCAGGAATAGTTTTACCATATTTAGTTATATCATACTATAGATAAGATTGCAACCCCGTTATGCTCTCCTTGCAGGGTCAAAGTATTCCTCTACTGAAACAAGTACTTCCATAGTGTTAGCAGTTTCACCGTATACCATAATCTTATCACCTGAATGTAAGTTAAAGTATCCACCATTAACTAGATTAACTACAGAGTGTCCTGCCATACTAAGTCCATTAGCTATATAATGATACTCGTTATCGTCAGCATGATAGAACTGTACAAACACTTTCTTAGTAGAAGTAGAACTATTACTAATGTGTAGATATCTAGTAATGGCACTGAAGTTAGCAGGACAAGTATACACAGCGGTAGCACTAGCATCTGCCGAAGTAGATGCAATAGTGTACCCTTGCGTGTGAAACTTTGACTTAGTTAGATCAGGCATTTATCCAGCACTCGCACCACGCTTATAACGTGAGCGCTTCTCTGATTCCCGCTTTGCCCGTGCTTTGATTTCAGAAACACTTGTGCGTTCTTTAATAGCATCGTAAATAGCTTTACCCGGAATAGGTTTGGTGTAAGGCTTAGCATCCGTACCCAACTGCTTTCGTGCACGTTTAGAAGCTGCATCGATCTCTGCTTTAGTAAAGACATCTTTAAGAGTTTTATCTGTACCCGGAAGAAGATAATCTGTCTCTACAGGGTTTCTTTCTCTAAGAGTCGGTGCACCTTTAGGCTGTTTAGGACGCTGTGAACGTGGATCTACAGGACGTTTAGGTGGACGTTTTGCACCGGGAACAGAAGGTTTCTTAGGTGGGGCTGTACCAGCAGAGGCACCAATGTTCTTACCTTTAGCATTAGCCCAAGCAGTTAAAGCGGAACCTTTAAACTTACCCTTGTTTTTCTTTTTCCAAGAATCTAGTGTTTCTTTGGTTACAGCTAAAGCTTTCTTACCATTCTTATCTGTGTAGTACATAGATCCCGCTTTTCGTGCAGCAGAGATACTTTTATAATCTTTATAACTAGCCATAAATTTAACCCTTTTTAATTCCTGTGTTCATTACACCAGTAGATTTAACCATACCACCTTGGTTGTACATAGCTACTTTACCACCTCTAGCGTAAGCTTTCTTTTTCATCATAGCCCCGCCTTTAGCATAACCTTTTTTCTTAGTCATGCCACCCTTATTCATTTTACCTTTACCATCTGCTGCATAAAAAGGAACAGTGTCACCTGTTTTATTTTTAACCATTTTAAGACCGCCTTGGGCATATCCTTTTTTCTTCATCATTGTTTATTCCTCACTGTATAAATTGTTAAACACTCGTTGCGTATCCCAAACATAGTCTACGTTTTCTTTTGAGTTGTATGTATGTTGATTAGGTTTAAAATCTGGAGCACCTTGCCCTGTCTCAAACCATGCTGGGTGAGTTACTCTCACTCTGTTATTGGGCAACGCAACAATGTTACCTGTATATTCTCCTGCATCTAACAACTCTAATACGTGAGACTGTTTGTGTTGTGCAGGATCATCAGCTACTTCATTATCTGTATAGTCTACAGTGAAGTAATACTTAGCTGGGTAAAACTCTCCATCTATCTTTGCTATCCAAGGCGCTGGGCTTGCTCTCTCTAACTTGTACACGCTGTGTGTATGCGACATGCAATCCCAAGGTTGCGCTAAGTACGGGGGTAGCTCGTTAGGCCATTCAGCCAAAGGGGTATCCGCAACCAACGCAGTAAGTGGCATCCTAGCCCACATTGCTCCACCGTGGACGTTTTCTGATTCGTCAAAGTCTGACTCACAGCCTGTGAAGATAACTTGGAAGCTGAGTGTTCTATTGGGCATCGTAGTAACACCGATGACCATACAGTGAAGAAACTCTCCATGATACTCCTCCAAGTTCTTTGTGTACTCTCTACGTACCCACGCTTTAAAGTAAGGTATACTGCTAGTTAAATAAGACATATGTTATGCTATAATAAAATCTACGATTTGTCCATCAGGAGTTCGTAGTTTATTTGGATTAGGATTGTAGGCATACATCTGATTAACTATCTTAAGATCTTCTACTGGTGTATCAGGAGTAATCTTGTTAGGTTCTTTTGTATCTACATCTTTTTTTACAGGCTCACCCACACCATTCTCAAACACAATATTTACATGTGTCTGGAATGGCATGTTAGGTAAGGGAAGGTGAGATATTAAAGACATTAGAACTTTACAGTAGCGCCTAACTTAACGTCACCAAATGTAAAGCTATCGTCTGAGGATACTTCCCCATAAAGATTTACAGATGTAGATAACGGATAATCTGCAGTTAGATCTACACCTTGAAATACTTTATCTTCATCCAACTTCAACATATCAATGTCTGTCTCTACCCCCAAGCGAAGGTTATTCATAGTGATAGCGGCATATGGAGTTAGTTCCCAATCCCAATCTTCAATGCCTGTCGTATAGTTTGTATCTGATTCTGCACCCAGTTCTACTGCTTGTCCTGCGATTGGAAAATCCGCTGCTGTGGCTGACGTAGCCAACAAACCAGTAAGACCTAATGCGATTGCTAGAGTTTTCATTTCTTAGTTTCCTTTATGTGTTTACCATTTTACTTTGTCTGCCCAGTATGCAGCAGACATCTTGCCTTTTTTGATATTCTTAGCGTGTCTTGCTTTAAAGCTTGCACGTTTCTTCTTCATCTTATCAGATTCACCTTCCCTTGGCTTACCTGCAGTGCTGGCTCCCTTTTCACCAAACTTAATATATTTATACTTACCACCCTCACTAGCCATAACGTGATGTGACTTACCACTGCCATCCTTAAGGCGCTGGGGTTTATTCACCGCCTTAAGTCCTGCATCCTTCATCTTAGTTTTGACTCGTTCAGGAATAGCCATTTATTAACGCCTACGTGCTGCCTGAGTAGGGGTGGTAGACCTACTATTTCTTTGTGCTACACGGTTTGCTCTGTTTAAAGCATTCTTTTGTTGAGCTTGCGCTCTGTTTGCTCTGTTGAAAGCTCTCTTTTGTTGAGCTTGCGCTCTTGCTAATTGAGCAGGTCTTCTTTTAGCAGCCAGTTGCCTTTTACGGGCCAACTGTACAGGAGTCAACTTTTTTTGTTGTGCTTGACCTGCCTGTGCTGGCATAGGACGTTTAACTTTACCTCTACCCGGCGCAGGTGCTGGTAATGGTTTGCCTCTGCCTTGACCTCTACCCGGCGCAGGTGCTGGCATAGGAGTGGGGCGTCTACCGCCTCTACCACGACCCGGAGTCGGTGATGGTAGTGGTGCGGGTAATGGTTTACCTCTGCCTCTACCTCGACCCGGTGCAGGTGTAGGCATGCCCTTTGGGGGTTTGAGTTTACCTACGCCCACAGCTTGCTTTGGTTTACCTGCGCCCGGAGCAGGGGTAAGTTTACCTCTACGGCCTTTAGGCATACCTGTTGTTGGTTGTGGTTTTTGCATTTTATATTCTCCTAAAACTAAATCATTGATAAAGCTTGGTCTAGCGTCTCTTTATTTCTTCGGGTCCAACCACGGCCAAAAGTGTCAAAGTGTCCTAGTGACTCATAAAAACTTTGACGTTGAGTGTATACACTCTCAATGATCATCTTAGGTTCATGATTCATAATAGACTGAAGTGTTTTAGGTCCAATAGCTCCGTCTGCTGTAGCACCCACTGCACGTTGAATAGCCTTACCGGGGCGTCCAGACCCACTGTTCACAGCCCAATCAAAGGCACACCAGTCTACACCGCTAGGGAGATCATCTCCACGTACCTTATCCCAGTAATTCTTTTTGTATATAGGTGCAACATCTACAAACGTCAAGTCACGCATAGTACCTTCTGTTACTTCACGTCCTACCCAAGATTCATATACTCTTTTAGTTACACCTAAGTTAGTCATTCCACCCGGATCTTGAGGATGATTTACAAAACCACCTTCATGATGTAGTAGCATTGATAGACATTTGTCAAAGTTCTTTTTCATTTTCTACTTCCCAAAGAATTTACTTACAGAACGAATGCCTATACTGGCTGATACTATACCACCAAGGCTATATTGATACCACGTAGGCATAGACTCCAGTGCAGCAAAGCCAGCTTGTACTATACTGTTACCCCAGTCACCGCAAAACGCCAGAATCAAAGGAATACTGAAAAGTAATGTTATCCATTCGTCTTTCCAGCTATTCTGAGTAGCTTGAATTGCAGCTAGATCCCAGTCAATCTCACCCGTAGCTTGCTTTACTTTGATTTCTGCGTTAGCTTTCTGTATTGCTACCTTGCCATCCAAGTATGTTGTAGCTAATCCACCAACTGCTCCTAAGATTTGACCAATCATTTGTTCTCATTCCCTAGCCATACAGCAAAAGCACCAGTCATAGCACCCGTAACTACAGATATTAAAGCTGATTGTTGGGTAGACAAGTCTGGTTGTGATAAGGCCCACTCAATACAGCGGATATACATAACAGTCATAACTAACATCATTAAACGTGGCATAATTTTCCACGCTAAAATACGTTCCATTGCTACAGTCATTCCCAGTCCCTCTTTCTTTTAGGATCAAGTACGTCTCTAGAGTCAATCATACCTTCTAAGTACATAGCTCTTTCAACTCTATCTAACGTATACTTTTCTCCAGTGTCCTGAAATATCTTTTCACGTACATAGAATACATCACTCTTAGGAATATGTACCTTTTTAAGTGCATCAGAGTTATTAGACGCTAAAGCACTATAGAATTGTACTAATACATCCTCACTAGGGTATAGTTTTACTTGTTTTTTCATAAGAGTCAAGGGGTAATTACAAGGGAAATACGTGCGACTAAAAAATTAGTGATAGTTAAACTTTAAAGTCACACGTTAAGTTAAAGTATAGTGGTATATTTATAGTTATTATTATCAATACCACTCATATAAGTATACTATCATACAAATATAAAGCTGTCAACTTGTAAGTCTAACATTAAAGTTTAACATTAATGTTTAACTCTTCCTAAGTCCAATGATATAAGTGTAACTGTATATAGTTTAGTTATTTAAGTTAAGTATTATTAGTTGTATTCTAAAGAGTTTAACTTTTAAGTTTAACTTACCTACTACTACTACGTAGTTTTACACAAAGCACCCCCATTGTCAATCCCTGTTCCGCTAAAAAGTGATTCATTTGTAACAATTGTAACAAAACGTGATCTATGTTACAACTTTATGCACAGCTTTAAGCATTGTTATAGTATAACATTACTGTTTACACGGTATAGTTGTGTGTAAGTGCTCGTACATGGAAAGTAAAATCCAGTTCTGTTGCAGAGTATGTATATACGTACGTACACCGGGGGGGTGGCCCACGCATGGGGGTGTATGTGGGGCCGTGTGTGTGCATTCTGCGCATGTGCATAGGTCTAAACGCTTGTTTTTACACGCTTTTTCTACCGATTGTCTGTCTGCAGGACGCACATATAGGCACACTATGCGCACATCTGCAGCGTGATGCGATCATGCAGCGCTTATGCACAAACACACATGCATGCACATATGATCACACACATGATCACGCACGAGGCTGTTCCTGATTCGTTCTCACCGGATGTTCTGCTTTTACCCTACCCCTACTGTCGGACCGTCCGACACTGCTTCTTTTTCTTACGCATAATGCGCACCAAAAGCCGTTGACATTCCCTCGATCATCGGCCAGATTGATTGCATCGAAACGGCCAACACCGGCCACAGCAAAAAAGGAATACTTCGATGACAAACGCAAAAACAAACACAAACGCAAAAGTACACTTGGACGGCAAGGTAACACATAACGGTCAGACGTTCACAGCCAGCGCTGCCTTTGCTCAGATGGAAGCGGT